GTATGTGTGTATAAATGTATGTATTTCTCTGAACAATATTTTTTCTTCACGTTTAGTAAAGTAACTTTCTTTAAGAAATGGAATAGTCTTTCTTGTAAATAGTTCATTAAAGAACAAATTATTTATTATGGTATTCTCTATTCTATCATTCATCTATTTGTAACTTTCCATTTTTTAATTGTTCATCAACACACTCAACCAATATATCACCGATATAAATTCTAAAGTCTTCCGACTCAACATCTTCCTCATTGGGATTAGCCATAACATCATAAGTAAACTTTAAAGGTATTTCACCCTTAGCATTTTCAGTTTGAGAAAACTTTACTTCATTATACTTGTAGATAATACCTTCGTATTGTCCGTCAAGTATTTTTAAGCAACTAAAGTCATCGCCTTTTCTTTGAGCAAAGGCGTATCGTTTACTCGTCTTCGTCTGATCCGTATTGGAATTTTCGTTTTGCTTGTTCATCTATTTTGTCTAACACTTCCTTTGTAAAATACTTCTCTGGATTATCATTGATGTTCTTACCGAAAACTTTAGAACCATCTGGCATTTCGTATCTTGTAGATACCTTTTTAAATATACCAGCTTCTTCACCGAGTTCTATTAGACCATAATATTTGTCTAAGCCTGTCTTGTATGTAAGCTTGACATCTATCATTGCGTTTTCTTTTGTTAACCTAGATTTGAAATTTTTACAATGTATAATGTTTCCAACAACCTCAGTGCCTTCTTTGTCTTTTCTTTTACTGAGATAGATGATTGATGAGGCTGCGTATTTTAAACCACTTCCGCCGCCCATTTCTTTTTGAGGGAACATTGAACCTATGACATCATATGTGTGGTTAGTCATAATCATTGGTATGTTTGCTTTACCAAGTTTCAATGTTAATACTCTAAATGTTGATTTGACTATTTGTGATCTAGTCATATCTCTTGTTTCTTTACCTGCGGCAGTATCTTCCATTTCTTTTGTAGTAGATAACATACCTAAACTGTCAAGTACAAACATCAAAGGTTTTTTAGTCTTCTCTGTTTGTTCAATATACTTGTCTAGTATTTTGATTGACTGGTTTCTAAATTCTTGTACTGTGGCAACTGGCACGATAACCATTCTTTTAGAATCAATACCTCTAGCCTCAATCATTTGTTTTGAGATAGCACTTTCTGATTCAAAGTAGATAATACCTGCTTCAGGATCCTTATCTAAAAATGCTTTACATATACCTAGTGCGAAAAATGTTTTACCTGTTGCGGCTTCACCAGCGATTGCTGTAATCTTGTTTGCCGGCATACCACCATAGATACTACCAGACAATAATGCGTTAAACGAATACGAACCTGTGTCTATAAAATTTGTGACATCAGCGCTGTCTATTCCATCACTTACTAAACCAGCATATTCATTACCAGTTTCTTTAATTATATCTTTTAAAAAATCACTCATTCCATAACTCCTATAAATTTATACTCTTATTATATATTATTTTACTTAACTTGTCAACCCTTAAATAGAAATATTTATTATTTCTTTAAAGCGACAATACCAACAAAATTAAAGTTCTGCCAAAAAGTATGTATTTCAAAGCCAGCATCTTGTACCATTTTATACAATTCAGTTTTTGTATTTGGTTTCATCATGTGTCTTAAAGTTACTTCTTTGTCAAGTATTTCTTTGTCAGAAAAGTGTTGTCTTTTATAATCGTAAAACATAAAGGTCATCATGTCTTGTACCCTTGGATTACAACTAAAAGTTTTTTCTGAAAAGATAAACGCACCACCTGTATTAAGACCTTTGTAGATTTTATTAATCGTCTCTTGTCTATCTTTAGGTGACATAAATTGTAAAGTAAATATAGAAGTAACCAAAGAACAGTTTTGAAAATCAAACTCTCTTACATCACCTCTGAAATAATTTAGTTGATGATACTTCTCCTCGTCATGTGGATAGTCTCCAAAAAAATCATCTTCTATTTCTATACCTGTATATTGTGCGTGAGGAATATTCTTATTGTTTTGATCTATCATACCTTTTAATAGTTTGCCTGATGAACAACCCATATCAACAACTTGTGTATAATCTTCTACAAAGTATTTTGATAAGTTAAGTATATCGCCCCATAAGTGACTGTAACCACGAACAGATTTATCTATGTGATTATCGAAGCCTTCTTTACTTGTAGCAAAAGTAAATTTAGTCATTGTTTAACTCCTTATATGGTTTTAACACTTTGTTATAAACACTTTCAGCAAGTGCCTTCATCATCAACGGTGGAACCATACGACCTATCCGTTCTGATTGTTTTTTATGATCACCTGTTAATATAAAATCTTCAGGTAATGACATAATTCTTTTCAATTCTTTTATAGTAAACTTTCTATCTTCTATTGGGTGACAAGTGCCAGCAACACCAGCAAGATTACCCATCGCAGTAATTGTTGGACAAGGTTTTCTTAAACTACTTCTCTTTAAATTAAAGTGATGACCTTTAACGTGATAGTCCATACCTGTTAATACTTTGTCTGGATCCTTTGGCATTTTCATTAATGTTTTACCAACAGCTCTTTCAGGACTAATCTTATCAAACAAATAATCTAGTTCTTCTTTATCTTCATTCACTACATCATTAATTGCTTCACCAAGTGTAGTTCTAAAATCATTCTTATCAGGATACAATTGATACATAGTCATAAAGTTTATACCAACTTTCTCAGCAACATCTTCTCTTACACCTATGAAGAAACATCTTTTACGAGATTGTGGCACACCAAAATAACTTGAGTCTAATACATTAGCAACTATAAGATAACCTATATCTTCAAATGTATTTTGTATCTTGTGAAAATACTCTTTGGCTTCACCCATTGTCAAGCCTTCAACATTCTCACCAATAATAACTTTTGGTTTAATATCTTTAGCCACTCTTAAAAATTCAAAGAATAAATCTTCAACATTCTCTACACCTTCTATATCTGAATACTTTTTCTTTTTACCAAACGCATCTGCGTGAGTTCTACCCTCACCATGAGATACTGAACCTGCCATACTGAACGCTGAACAAGGAGGAGAGCCATCTAATAAGTCTAACTCACCAACTTTAATACCAGCTTGTTCCATAAGATATGTTCCTGTCAATTCTTTTATATCGCCTGGCACTATTGTAGTGTCAGGATAGTTTTCTTTATAAGTGTTTTGCGCCTCAGGCACAAATTCATTAACTGCTAGTATCTTACCACCAGCCAATCTATAACCAGTTGACGAACCGCCACCACCAGCGAAAGTTGATAGCACATTGAATAGTGATCTTTTCTCACTATCTAAAGTATCTTGTAAAGTATATCTTTTATAATTGTTCATTATTCCACATTCTTAATAGTATTATGATAAAAACATAGATCATTATAACACATAATAATGATAAAGTCAAGTCTAAAATCAAACTTCATTCCCCCAACTTGTCCAGCCTTCTCGTTTTCTACGAGCAAATAGTTCAATATAAGGTCCTGGTAACATCTTCTCAATATGTTCATATACTATATCTGGTTTTCTACTGTGTTCTCGTCTTTGATCAACCACTAATTGTGGTATACTCTTATCTAGCCTTTTAGGTTTACCCCTTGTAGCCAATAAACACATTTCTGGATTGCCTCTGGTCCAATAACCCATACCTGTAAAGAAACCCATTTTGATTCGATTCGTTTTCGCCCATGTAAAACCTACTGTCTTATACTTAAAACCCCAGGCGTCTATAACCTTAAACGCCTGGTCCAATAGTGGATCAACAACCCACATTAAAAGGACTGCATCGTCCTTAGCAAGGTCACCAACAGGTAACCGAATAATGTCAGCGAGAGACATACAAGGGTAGTGTCTTTCAGGACTTTTATCCTTTCCTTTGTCACTATACGTTTTAAAATACCACGGTGGGTCAGCATATATTACTCCATGTTTTTTGTTTGTGTTAAATTCCATAAGTTAAAAAAAAGTATTTTATCAATAAAATTATTATTAAAAATCTAGGTATAGACCAATTTGTTTTTAATGCTAGAAGATTACCAGTGGCAAATCCCCAATGCATACAAATTATTACTATGAAGAAACTATACAAAGAAGTCCTCCAGACTAGCTGTCTTCTCAGTAGACCAACCAATAGAATTAAGTATAAAACTCATAGGGTCTACAAATGTTTTTTGAAACATAATATCATAGTCGATATATTCTTGTAGTTTAAATTCACTAGGTAATTTGGATACATAACTTATCACATCAAACTTAAATGGATTAGCTTCTTTTAGTTTTAGAAACTTAAGCTTATCACCTTCTTGTATAATAGGATACTTTCTATGTAACTTGAATTGTTTTAGTTGATGATTATATATCAACGCACCTTTAACATGAATAGGTGTTCCTTTAATGAAGATATTACTACCATGCATATATTTCTTTAAGTTGTTACAAGACCTTGGAAAAGATATTTGTTCTGCTGTCATTTGATAAAACTCGTTCTTAAAGTCTGCGATAAACTTTTGTAACGTATCTTCATCTTTAGTCATTATAAGTTTGATAGCCTCTCTAATCTTTCCTCTACAAACTTCAGGTGTAGATGACTTCACAGCCTCTATACCCATAATCTTTAGTTTAGGTTCATCAAATGTAATACCTTCTTCATCTAATACATTTAACATATATCTTTTCTTAGCAGTCCAGATACCTTTGTCAGCGATCACTTCTCTTTTCATAACCATTTTTTGTTTAATGGCGTTTGTATATTCAGCAAGTTCATCAAAACACTTATCAATAAATGGTTCAATTCTACTTTCAACAACTTTGTTTAAAAACTTTAATGTATCAGCTTTTGATTTATCTTTACAAGTCGCTTCAACTAGTTTATCTAAACATAAGTAAATTGAATCTGTATCTGACGCAACAATATAATCAACTTCACTTGTTGATTTTAAAATCTTATTCATATATTCATTTACATTTTTTTGAATAAAACGAATTACAAATTGACCAGCTGATGTTATAGCAGTTGCTTGTCTTACATCATAATATCTAAAGTATTGATTACCAATAGCACCATAAGCAGAGTTTAGAGCAATCTTCTTTGACCATTGTATGTTATGACAACGAGATATTTCTTTTAATAAAGATTTATCTTTTGTCTTTTGATATTCTTGTTTTGCTTGAAACTCTAAAGTCTTAAACTTAACCCTATCATTATACATACTTTCCATAAGTCTAGGTAGAAACCCTGGACTATCTATTTTAAACTTAGCACCATTTGGTGTAATACAAGCACCTTCAGCTTTTAAATGTGTCAGCGGTGTCGCATGATCTAACAATTTATCAACTGATATGCCTGATGGTTCTACTCCAATAATTTTTTCTGGAGAAATATTATATTGCATAATCAAATGGGGATATAGCGAATTAATATCAAACGATACAATCCAATTATGCATACCTGTGATTGGGTCTTTTACATAAGCACCTTCGTACTTATCATCTTTAATATTATCTTCCTTTGGTGGAATCATAACATTGTCTTTTTTCAAGTAATTGTAAATTAACATATCCCACATTCTTACTTGTGAAAATACATCTGTATAATTTACTTTGGCTTCGTATGCCATAGTTAAGACTAGTTCAATTAGTTTTAGTTTATCTTCTAGTTGGTCAACAATCTCAACATCTTTAATGTTATAATCAATAAATGATTGATAGTCTTTTGTATACCATTCTCTAAATGTATCGTAAGGGTTATCATCTTTAGGTAAACCAAGTTCTACTTTACCAATGTAATCAAGTTTATAACTCTCTTGCTTTGCTGGTATAAATTTTTGATATAAGTCCAAGTAATCTAACATAGAAATACCAAAGATTTTATAATGAGTTTGTGGTCTACCTCTTACTATTATAGTTTCTCTTTCAACTAAATTCCATGGTGAAAACTTTTTAAGTACCTTTTCATCTACTATGTTTCTAATACGATTAAACAAATAAGGTATATCGAAAAACTTTGTATTCCAACCAGTGATAACATCTGGATAGTTCTTAATCCAAAACTTCATAAACTCCATAATCAAAGACTTCTCATTCTTACATTTAATATAAGTTACATCAGTTCTATCTGTTTTAAATTCACCTGTACCCCAAGTTATGATTTGTTTATTAGATTGATTCTTTACTGTGATTGCTAGTAGTTCTTCTGTTGCATTATCTATATCAGGAAAGCCATTCTCTGCAGTACACTCTATGTCAAGTGTAAATATTTTTATTTGTTCTTTATCAAATACCATATCTTCAGGATATTCGTTTGCGATATATTGATATTGGTATCTATCCATTCCATACAATGGTGAGTTACCTGTATCATAACTTCTTTTAAATTCTCTTGCTTTTGCTATACTAGGAAATTGTATTGGTTTTAATGTTTGACCTTGTAACGTTTTAAACTTTGAATCTTCTTGTGAGGTAGCATATAGAGTTGGACTAAAGTCAAGTCTTTCTTTGTATTCTTTACCCTCGTGTATACCACGAACAAGTAACTTACCTCTATGTTCAATAACGTTTTTATAAAAATTCATACTATATTGTTAAAGCTTTCCAACTACGTGGAAACTTACTATCACATAATTTATTTATCTCATCTGCCACGTCTCTAGTTTCTTTTTGTGTATCTGGTTTACATCTTAAATTACATATCCTAGAAAAAGCATATAGTGTTCCTGACCAATACCATTCAGTCATCATTGATTGTGGTAATACCATACGTGCTTGTTCTGGCGCTACACCTTTTTCTAATAGAGTATTGTAAGTTATTAAACAACTCTCCATTGCTGATTCCATACTATACTCGATTGTTTGATCTAGTTTAATCTCACCATCACTTCCTTGTTTAGAGTTCTTTG